AAACTCAAACCGCGCTATCTCGTCCGCAGCTTTCTGCGCGGGGTCTCGCATCTCCAGCAGTTTCGCGCCAATGCGGTCAACAAATTCTGGCTTCTCTTTCTGCGCCTTCACCACGCGGGCTAGTCCGTCGGCAAGGTCGTTTGCTATGCCCGCTGCCTGTGCGGCCGCTGCGTTGTTCTGCTGTATGTCTGGCGTACTGTCGGCGAACGCCTTACCCATTGCCACGACCGCAACACCTGCGGCCGCCAGCCCGGTGATTGTCTTTGCAATTCCCGCTGGACCGGTCAACGCATTCAGGAACACTTGCGCCGCCGCTTGTGCCTTTGTCGCTGCCGTCCACGCTTTCATGACGACAAGGAACGCCGCAACGCCTGCGGCTAGTGTCGCCATGACTTGAATGCCGCTTTGGCTGCCTGCAATTAGATCTGCAAACGTATTCGTCGCGGCCGTAATCGCTGGCGCAAACACGTTCGCGAATTGCACGGCGGCACCTGTTGCGGCACGCTGCACGTTGTCGATTGCGTCAGTTAATGCCGCCGCGTTGTTTGCTGCATCCGTTGACATAACCGCGCCAAGGTCGTCGGCTTGCTGTGCCAACTCCGCAATCCCAGCGGCTCCCATGTCGAGCATTGGCAATAGCTCAGTGCCGCCGCGCCCGAATACTTTCTGTGCGGCTGCGGCTCGCTCTAGTGGGTCTTCTATTCCGCTGATTGCGTCAGCCAATTTTGCAAACATCTGCTCCGGATTCAGCCCGGCAAGATCCGACGATTGCAACCCTAGCTGCTCCATCGCGTCAACCGCCAGCAGTGAACCCCGCCGCAGGTCATCGTTGAACTTGGCCATCACGCGCAGCCCGGTTGCTAACGCCTGAAAACTGGCACCACTCTGCCCTGCGACGTAATCCAGTCGTGACAGCGACTCAACCGCAATGCCTGTGCGGATGCTGGTTTTTTGCAACTGGTCGCCAACCTGCGCGAAACGCACAACCGCCGCTGCCGCCGCTGCACCTGCGGCCGCTGCAAATACAGTTGCCTGCTTTTGCGCGGCCTGCATTGATCGCGTGTAGCTGGCACTGTTTGCTTTGAGGTTTACAACGAGGTCGCCGAGACTAGCCACTTTTCCGCGCTCCCATCGCTTGCAGCATTGCCGACAATTGCCGTGCGCCTGCGTTGTGTTGTTTCGGTTTCTCTCGCCAATGCGTGAAGTGATACGGCCCGATATCGTCGCCGCGCTCGTCCGTTGCTTGCATGTATCCCGAAATCAGGCAACCTATCATTGCCAAGATATCATGCGTGCCACGGTCGCCCAGCGGCTCCAAACTGTCGAACGCTTGCCACTCCGCAAACTGCTGCGGTGTCATCGCGTCGAGCATTCCGTCAACGTCGGTTGTGTGCTCCACGTATGCAGCCAGACGCATTGCGGTCATTCGCGCCGCGTCTGTCTTTAGTTTTTTGCAAAGGTCTCTGCGTCTGCGCCTGTGATCCCGATCAGCTTGAGCGCTGCGTTCACAATTCGCTCAATCATACCCGCAGGCATTTCGCCGAGTGCCGGAATATCGTCGGCAGTAAACAGCGGCTGCCCTGACTCATCACGCACGCACGCAACAACAAGCCGCTCGCGCACAAGATCTGCCAATTTATTCGGCTTGCCGTTGGTTTGCTGCGCCGCCTGAAATGCGGTCCACTCTTTTGCCGTCAACGGCCACACCAACACGCTTTCACCGTCGCCAGTCTCAGGCATTGGCACCGTTACTGGTTGCGGCTTTGCCGTGCCAAAAAACTTGTCTCGATTCATTCTGCGCCCCCGTTGCTTGTGTCCAACTCACCCCGCCGGAATGCCTCCCGGTCTTCCGGCTCGATACAGCGTGCCAGCATTTCGCGCGATTCCAGCACAGCCGCGCGGTTGTCACGCCACCCCTCGCATGCCGCTTCTGCGTCGTCGTCTGCTGGCTCCGCATCGCCGTTGCCAACGAGAATTTCGCACGCACGCTGCGGCACGTCGATGATAGCACCGCAACGCCACCAGCGGCGGCCGTCACGGTGTATCATGTCTTCCGAATCAGCAACCCCGGCGGCAACGCCGAGGTCGCTGCGAATCAGTTTGATTTGCATTACGTTGAGTATCCAAACAGGCCAGTCAGTTTAAGCGTGCAATTGGCTTTCAGTCCGTCATTCATTGCGCCGGTCATATCCCACCCAACGCCCGCGCTGGTGAACGTGCAGTTTGTCGCGCCGGTGTCAGCAAACGTGATATCCCAGTTGCACTCGGCCGGTGTCGTGATTAGGTCTGTGATTGCCTGATGCCCGGAAAGCGCGACATCATAAAACACACCAAATCCAAACGTGCCGCCCTCGCTGTAGCCGGTCGCCTCGTATTCTTTCCCCGCTCCGCTGGTGTCGATGGTGGTTGCGTCAAACGTTTCGGACTCACCGCCGCTTTGGTCAAATTCTGTGATCTGCGCAACGGGAGTCAGCACTGAGGCGATTTCCTGCTTGATTACCGTGCCCTTGACTTTAACTTTGGCCATTGCTGTTTAGCTCCTTGCAAGTTGCTTGGCGACTTCTTTTCCAAATTGCTTGCGGGCACGTGTTAGCGCCGCTCTGCGTGCTGCTGGATTTGCAATCCGCTCTGCACGCCTTGCCAGCCCTCGCGCCAACGCAGGCATGCGCCCCGTTGGCTTACTGGTCGTTGATTGTGTTCGTTGTTTTGTTCCGCTGATCCACCAGTGAATGTTTTGCGCCCCGATACCAACACCGCCGCCCGTTGGTGGCTTGCGTGATGCTGGCTGATTGTTGCGACCCCTGCCGACGTGTACGCCGACTTTCGCCGTTACTCGTCGCGTGCCTTTGACCAGCCCGCGGATTGCCCGCCGTCCTTCTTTGACTTTTGGCGGCAAGTCCCGCCGCATCTCTTTTGCTATCTCGTTGAGCGCTGCCCGCAACGCGGCCTTAAGAATCCGACGCCCGCCTGCGTCTGCCATCCCTTCCAGTCGGCTGCGCAGTTGTGGCAACCCCTCAATCGTTGGCTCAGTCATACCGCATCTCACTCCCGGCCAAATCAAACCCGTTCGGCTTGCTTACGTCGTAAGCGCTGCCGCCGTCCTTGCGTGTCCTGATGCGATAGGTGGTCTTGGCCGTGTCCGACCAATCCCATGCCTGTTGCCCGTAGTCGGGAGTCTCGACGGTGTAGGTGTACGCTGTGCCGTCAATTCTCCGCGTGATGATGTCGCCGTTTTGCGGCTGTCCGAGGGTATACGCGGCAACCGGAATTAACCAGTCGGCCGCGTCTACCGTGATCTCGGAATTATCCGCCAATGGCACTTTCTGCGTCTCGCCCTGAATAGCCTGCGCAACCGTGATGGTGGTGCCGCCACGTGTTACCGTGACGGGCACCCCAGCGGCCTGCCGTGACATTTGCAGCCCGGCAGTTATCGCAGATTCAAAGAGACTCATCAGGTTTCCAGCGGCTCGGTGTCGATGATTGCGTCAGTTGTGATCAGCGGCACGCCAAACGAGTCAGACGGGAACGGCGCGGGTGCGCCGGTCACATTCGTCGCTGTGCGTGACTGCTGCAACTGCTTCAAGCTGCGGCGGCTGCACACCAACAGTGTCGGCCCCATGCCCGCCGGAAACTGGCTCAGCAGATCTGCAATCAGATCGTCGGTCAGCCCCTTGCCAGCGTCCGCGGTCAGGTTTGCAATGCGGCCGACACTGTACGCGCCGCCCATTTGCAGGCCCAGCCAGACGCTCGCGGGTGTCCAGTATGCCGGATAAAATCCGGTGGCACCGGAAACGCGCTGAATGGTCGTCTCGCCCAGCTCAATCTGCGGCTGCGTGACCATTGCAACGTCATCAACGCCCAAGCGAATTGCGTACAGGCTTGACGCTGTATCGGCGGTTGTGCCGCCTGCGTCAATTACCATCGTGTCAGCCAACGCGTCGAGGTAGGTCGAATTCATAAACCCGGAAAACCCGTTTGCGTCGCCATCGGCTCCCGTGCCGTAGATGGTTTGCTGCTCGGCCTTGAACAAGATGCCTTGCAGGTGCCGTGCACCTTCGCGGGCAATCACTTGCTCCGGTGTCGATTGGCTGTCACCTTCAGCCGATGCAACGTCAACTGAAAAGCTGAAATCAGCGATCTTCAGATTGACGGTTACCACGGTGTCCTCACTGTGGTCGTTTTCCCGTCCGTCGTTTTCGGATCGGAAACCAACCGCAGGCGCACCGGTGTATTTCCGGAACTTGTGAACAGTGTTGGACCCCGACGGATTGATCCGGGGCATACGGGCAACCAGCGGGGACTGGTTGAGGACGTCACTGGTGTTGGTTTGCTCGACGTCAAACGCGCCTGCCACCAAATCAGCAACGGTTAAATAATCGTTCGCCATTGGTCAAGACTCCCTTCAGTTGTGGCTTGCGCCGTTGATTCGGATTCGATTTGCAAACCCGCCGGCAAGGCTCTTGGCCTTTTCCGGTGCCTGCTCGCCGGTGTCGTCGCCGAATTCTTCCGGCTCTGCTTCGCCCAACTGCACCGCGTCAATGCGTGCCTGCAATTCGGCGTTTTCTGCTCGTGCGGCTTCGAGTTGCTCGCGCAGTGCGCTCAACTGTTCTGCTTGGCAATCCTCAAACGATTTGCCAGCCGCAAACCACTCGCCACCGCTCGCACCGAATGCGGTGATATACCGCTGTAGTTCGGCCGCGAACTGCTCGCGCGTAGCCTGCGGAGTTTCCGGCTGTGCCGGTGCTTCAACGGCGTCTGCCATTTCGCTACCCTCCTCAACAAGGCTGAGATTGTGACGACTCAAAAAACGATGCAGCGCCGCTTTTACGCGGTCGCCGTCAACGCTCAACGCAACAAGGTCGGGCTTGTCGTCTCTCAGCCCTAGTGCGTACTCAAAAAGCCCGTCCGCGTCCTGCGCGATTTGGGCATGTCTGTGAAATAACCCGTCCGGGTTTGCTGCTGGATCGTCAACCACATCAGCGGCCCGCAATCGGCTCAACCGTGCGTGCTGGTAGTTGTTCCGGTTGTCCTCGTCAGGCGAGACAAACCGCCCGCCTTGCGTGTTTTCAAGCTGGTGCATTTCCATTGCCGCCA